CAAAAGTTACACACGCATTATACCACACCCCATTACTAAAGTTAGTGACCGATGGGAAAACTGTATAAACACCCCAATTTGAGTGGCCACAATATAATTTATTGGTGCTAGCAAAGAACATAAAGTGTCCACCAGTATCACTACTTAATAAATTATTATCTGAAGTACTATTTAAATAAAACCAAATATTCTTTGTATACGATGATAGTCCAAGAGGTGTTCCTCCAACGTTGACGTATTGAGTGTTACCATTAAATGTAAGGTATCCGTTGTTACTTGAATTGAATGTTGGAGTATTAATTAGTGTTCCGTTGTTACCACTAAAACTTAAATCATCCCATCGTGAACCACTTCTTGGGTATGATGAAACATAACCAGCATCAAGCAATAATGTTAATCCGTCAGTAACAATATCAGGATAATCAAGGTTAACACAAATAAGTCCTGTTTGTCCTGTGTACCATCCTAAGGCTTCGTTAGCCGTACTAAATGTTTGTCCCGCAAATCCTTGTGTAAAACCAATAAGTTCTGAGTCGTTTTGAGCAACCACTATGGATGGTCCAGCAACTGCCTTGTTTCCATACATGGTATAACCACCTGATGGTGGTATAATAGAATTCCAAAATCCTGTAACACTTGTTGGCCCGTATTCCGCACCTTCATTAATACCCAAAACCCAATCCTTAACTTTAATCGTATTAGGATGAAAGGACGTTGAGTATTTTATTTTATTTGGTGGTATTGGCATTATCTTGCAACTTCTGTTATTCTCAACCACATTGAAGTAGATGAATTTACTATTGTGATACTATCATCCGCAGAACTTCTACGACATGCAACTACTATCGATTTTGCGGTTGTATTAGAGTTAGTGTATCTACCCGTTAATGGAAATAAAACACCTGTACGAAATCCATTAACCGTGCTTTGTACTGAATAGGTTATTTCACCACCATCAACCTTTATTCTAGATATGTATGAATCATTACCTGTACCAGAAGTAAAATCAAAAGATGCTAAGTGATAATGTATTACTAAATAACTTGTAGAACTTAATGGTGTATAACTATAAGTAACAAAATCAGTATCCGAAGTACTGGTAGCAATAGTTGTAGTACTAACAGTTACCTCAGTATTACTCAAAATAATATCGTTAATTACCTGACCGGCTCTCCACGCATTAGCCTTTATAAATCCTGTAAATACCACATTACCTGTGGTATCTATAGCCATTTTTACCGCACCTCCTGCTTCATTTAAATTATTTGTGATACGAACTAACTGTCCACTTAGAACATCAAATGACCCATTAAAACTATCAATACCAAAGTTTGAATTATTAGCATAATAAAACAAAACACCCGGAGTATCTGTACTATTATTATCAAGAAGAACATCACCAGTAGCTGACCCCGCCTTTGTAAATGTTCCGTTACCAAAAGATGTTACACCTGTAGTACTTATATTACCATTAACACTTGTATTACCTGTAACTGATAATGTAGTACCATCAAAAGTCATTCTAGCCTGAGCAACCGCAGCATTAGATGTCCCATCAGATGTTAATACTCTATTACTACCCGGACTTGTGATTGTGGTAAATCCTGTACCTGATGTTCCGGCAGAACCGGAACTACCCGATGAACCTGATGTACCAGAACTACCTGAAGTTCCTGAAGAACCACTTGAACCTGATGTTCCGCTAGTTCCTGAAGAGCCACTTGAACCTGATGTTCCGCTAGTTCCTGAAGAGCCAGTACTTCCACTTGACCCTGAAGAACCACTACTACCACTTGAACCATATGTACCAGAACTACCTGAAGTTCCACTACTACCACTTGTTCCTGACGAACCTGTAGAACCCGAACTCCCCGAACTTCCTGATGACCCAGACGTTCCTGATGAACCAAAAGATAAACCCGAACTTCCTGATGACCCCGCACTTCCCGAAGCACCTGTAGAACCACTACCACCACCTCCACCACCAACAGGCATAACGGTAACAATCAAAGAAGGAATTGCTGGATGTAAAGCAGTTGATGCCTCTGCCAATAATGAAATATTGACATTGTTAGTCGCCCACATTAATTCAACATATGTTCCGGCAGTTACAGTAATTAAAAAATCCCAAGCAGCAACTAAATATGGGTTGTTTGTAGGAACTGAAACTTTTGTATTGGTATTAGGAACATTAACACCATTTTGTCTTAACCAAATATCAACATCCACACCCGCACCACCACCTTTATTATTGTTTAATTGAACCGAGAATTGAATATCATAAGTTCCAGCACTAGCAAAAGTGATTTGTGAACCTGAAACAATCGTAATACCACTAGCCTCAGCAGTACTATTCAATCTCATAGGATATGCGGTATTGATTAGTGTCGCCGTTTGTCCTGATGTATCATAGAACGAACCATATAAATTAACACCTGAAGTTAAAGCTCCCGTTGAAAACTTTCTCCATGCCGCAGTACTATATGTTGCACCACTAACATCTTCAATAGTGTTAGCAGTCCAAGAATTAATAAACGACTGACCCGCAGCAGTTTTATTATTTATTGTTGTTCCAAAATCAGAAACCTGAGCACATCCCGTACTAGCAGTCGCAGCATTAAATAAAGTCTCGTAATCATTAATATGATATTGATAAACTTGGTCAACCTCATAAACATAAGCCAACATACCAAGTCGTCTTCTACCTGATGAAATATTATCTGAAGCTAATGTAATTACATCAGGAGACCAAGCGGCACCCGTTCCCTTTGTAAACTCAATAGGAATAGTATTACCTGAATATTCAATACTTCCCGTTGTTCCTGTTGGTATTGTATAATAAAGGTCAGATAAACTGAAAACCTCCATATAACCACCCGTATTGTTAACACTGAAAGTAGTACCATAAGTATTGTTTCTTGGGACACTTTGTGTTCCATTTAGTTGGATAGACGATATTGGATTTTTATATGGGAAACTCATTTACTATAATTATATATCAACCTTACTTCCTCTAAAATAAAGGTCGTAAGTATTATCCAATTCAAATGTATTTGATGGGTATGTTGTGTAAACTTTATATTCCGCCTTAACAATAGTTCCACCAGTATAATTAAATGTGTTTGAATATATTGTTGGTTCCATTTTCACACTTGTAAAAACATTTGGATTTACAATTCCTAAATCAATCTCAATTTGATATTTGTAATTAGTATATACCACAGGTATTATCCATGTGTACCACGCCTTAGAACCTACAGTATTTTCAGGTACTTTTGTTGTTAAAAAGTTGTAAGCAATTATTGGGTTACCATATGAATCCAAACCACTTGTTGTAATCGGTACTGTCTGTTTTATAATTGACGGGAATGAACCTGATGTCCATCCTGAATAATTAACATATCTATTCATGTCTAAATCAAACGTAGATGCTGATGTACTTGGTTGAGAAGTATTTGTAAAACCATAAAAACTTGAACCGAGTGAACTCATATAAGAACCAATACTTGATGACCCTGAATATGGTTCAATGAATAAGTAAGCATATAAAAAAGGTTCAGGTGTTTGAGTTGGTGTAGGTGTTGTCGTAACCGTAGGAGTTACTGTCTTAGTCGGAGTAATACTTGGTGTAACTGTATTTGTTGGTGTAATTGACGGAGTAATACTTGGTGTTGGAGTAAATGATGGAGTAACACTTAGTGTTGGAGTATTCGATGGTGTTAAAGATAATGTGGGAGTATTTGTCGGTGTAATACTTGGTGTTGGAGTTGGTGTTAAACACATGTAATTTTGTGTAAATACACATCCCGTTGAATCAACAATCTTAATTAATAATTGAGGAGCTGTTGTATAACCACTTGGCACAGGAAAACTAACTGATGGTGGAATGTAATCCGTGAAAGTTCCTATAAATTGACAATTAAACTGGAAAATATCACAAACATATATTTGATACGGTGGAATACCTGAAACACTATCAATAGTAATTAAACTCATCTAAAATAAATACTTCAAACAGAACTTTAAGTTCTACATGAAATATTATAAACTACTCTAACACTAATTGTTAATAATTCATCTTTATATACTTCAACCCCACCAACAACTTGAGACTCAATAACAATAGTATTAGTGTCAGGATTAATTTCAGTACTCTGTAAATTAGGTATTAAAGATAGTAATGACTCAATTGCCGTTATAAAATTATCAGTCGATGGTACTGAATTTAAATTAGGTGATACATAAAATACTGATGAATATGTAGTGCCAGTTATTTCAATATCACAATTAAATTGAGCGTAATTTAATTTACAATCATCATGTCCACTAACTAAATTAGCATACCCTGTAAATAACATATTTCTAAAATCATATGTTTTTGTAGGAATATATGTTGGTGTGGATACTTTAACAGGTTGTACTTTAGAATAACTAATTAAAGGATTACAAGTTATTGTTTTACTTTTAGTTGTTACACATCCTGTAGCAGCACTTACTGTTAATGTATATGTTCCAGCAGTCAATCCTGTTAGATAAACACCTGTTTGCCCATTTACATTACTACTCCAAGTTAAATCAACAGGAAAATCAGTGTAATTAATCATTGCGCTTATTGTACCCCCACTACCATTACCACAACTTGTACCATACAAAAGAACATTAATAGGGCTTGTGTCTATAATATTAACTGAATAACTTTGACTACAATAATTTGAGTCAGTAACTATTAAGTCATAAACTCCTGCGGTTAGATTAGAAAATGTATATGCCGTTGATATAGTTTGAATTGATGTAACACCATTAGATAAACTATATGTATAAGTTAATCCTGTTACAACAGGTGTAACTTCTAAGTAGATACTACCACCATTAAAACTACAGTTTGTAGTAGTTGCAGTTATTGAAGTTGCAAATGATAAACTTGTATTAATTGAAAAGTTTTTAGTATATGTGCAAGCAGATGTCGCATCATTTATCGTTACTGTATAGTTACCTGAAGATAAATCGCCAAAAGATTGATTTGGAATATTAACAGTGTTAATTAATGTATAACCACTATTGTTTGTAAAATTATAAGTATAAGGTGTTGCCCCACCTTGTAATTGAATATTATAAACCCCTGAATTATTGTTACAACTTGAGTCAGTTATTGATTCCGAAACAACAAAGAAAGTATTTGGTGTTTGTAATACAACATTAAATGTTGCAGTACATAAAGCAACGTCAGTAACTTCTAACGTATAATTACCAGCCGATAAACCACTAAAAGTTAAAAATTGGTCATAACTAACTAACGAGTCACCATTACTTAATAAATAAAAGTAAGGTCCTGTACCACCTGAGATGTAATAAGTAATTGAACCTGTATTACCTGTACATGTCGGTGAAACTAATGTATATGTTATTAAACCTATCGGGTCGGCATTTAATACTGTAGTTGTTTTTGTTATTGAACATCCTTGTGAGTCAGTAACGGTACAAAAATAGTTACCACTAGTTAAACCTGTAACAGATGATGTTGTTGGAGAACCACTAATATTTGATGACCATGTATAAGTATATGGTGGTATTCCTGTAACACCTGTAACAAATATTTTACCATTTGTAAGTGAACATGCTGGATTATTTACAACATAAAATCCAAAATCCATAGAACTTGTATTGTAAAGTACAACATTTTCAGACTCTCCATAACATCCACCATAATTAGTACAAGTCGCATAATAAACACCTTCAGGTAAATTAACAAATGTATATTGATTAGCACTTGTAACCGTTGCGGTACTATATTGTACATTATCTTTAAATAATGTTATTTCATTAGTACCATAATTGGTGTATGTATTAACACTTAATGACCCATTTGATAATCCACACGAAGTATTTTGAACATCTTGTATAAATAAGGTGCTTGCGGATGTAATATAAACTTGTATAACTCCTGAAGATTGATTAACAGGAACTGATGAGTCGTTCACATAAAATTGGTAAGTTCCAGCACTTAATCCTGTAATCGAATAATTTCCTGTTGTTGATGCAGATGCGTATAATGGTGTTAACCAATTAACAATATAAGGTGTATTACCACTTGTAAAATCAATACTAAAACTACCTAAGTTACTATTAGTACAATCTCCAGTTACCGATATGTTATAAAAAAATGACATGTTATAAACAGCTTGTTGTTAAATTAACTATAATGTTTATGTCAGTAGACACTGGTGCGGTTTCAAAGAATGTTACATTATTAGATTCTAAAATATAATATAAATTAGGATATGAATAATCATAAGTAGCAACAATTCCAACATCAAACAATTGAGATTGTATATCAGTAAATCCTTCAATTACAATATCATACCATTGTTCATTTGTTAAGGTAGCACCATTAAAATAATTTTCAGGATTACCAGGATAAACAAAATTAACACCATTTATGGTAAATGAAAAACCAAAATAAACTGAAACAGTACTTAGGTTAGGACTACATTCATTATCAATAATCCAATCTTGTAACGTCATGTTATAAGCCTCAATAACTGCACCTTGGTCAACAAATAAAATCGGATATGTTATTGACGGAGCCCCAACAGTACCCTCAATAGTACCATTACTAATAGGACCTACAGTATCCTCAGAACCTATTTGACACATTCTTTGTCTTCTATAAACAAACTTTTGTCTATGAAAAATAGAATTTTCAAATTTAGTTCCAGTATTCCAAATAGTCGTAGCAGGTATAAATTGTTCAACCAATCTTATCCATGAATCACCCAAACCATTAATATATTCAATCATGTTTTGGTAATTAAAATTATTGTTTTGAATTCCAACATCTTGGTACATAGTAAGATATTTCCAAAATAAAGATTGTAATGTAGGGTATCCACTCGTCTTACCGTCAGAGGAGAATTGTCTATTTCTCACATTAATCATGTTACTCCAAAAAGTTTTATAAAACTCGAAGAAGGTTTCATATTGTGGTTGAGGATTTATAAATGTCCAATCTATCCCTCCAACTTGTGGATATGGATTAGATAACCCTGATGATGGTATTGGATAGTTTTGTGTGTTTGATAGATACCAAACATCATAAGTTAAAGCTTGAGCAGGATTTAAAAACAAATCAACATTTTTAACATTCAATACTAATCTATCATCACTAACTGTATAATAAGCATCAAATAAATTGTCAGTATTTTTTCTTAATGGTGGTTGTAAGTCACTCCAACTCTTTTTATTATCATTAACTTTTTTAAGTGAAAATCCGTAATTTAAGAAAGGGAAATCTCTAAATGTTTCTAAATATTTTTGACCATATGTAAATGGTTCTAATTGCGTTTGAACATTTAAGTTTTGACCCGTAAATGAATCAGTAGTTATTATTAATTCTTCAGGAGACCTATGTTCCGGAGTCTGTTCAAACCATCCCTCTCCCTTTTGGAAAAACATGTTCTCCGTATTTGCCCTTGGACTTGGGTATCCCTGACTATCAATAGGGTAATCATCAATCGTAGTTGTCACAGTTTCTATTGTTGTCGTTGAGGTATAAGCAGTAAATGGGTTACCTTGGAAACTATATATATTTAAGGGGTCAAATGACGGTGTTTCAGGTATAAATACACCACCTGAAATTTGTTGGAATAACTCATTAAATCTTTCTATGTTAATCGGACTATCCGCAACATAAACATTCTCATTAAATTCTATTAATGCTTCAGGAGCACCAATGTAATTCATCAAGAAATCAATAGCCTTTCTTGTACCTTTTGACTTATACAAATACGCAGAATTTAAAATTAAATTTCTGTAAAATTGACTATTTAAATCATCAATAGTTTGACTTGTTGAGTATCCTGGAAAAGCATTTTGAGTTGTTCCATATACGGAAGTAATGTAATTAACATTAGTTATTGGTGATATATTTGTTGACCATCCTATAGTTTCCGCTAAATTTGGTAATAATTTAGATGGAATATCATTCCCAACATTGTAATTAACAGAATTCATGAACGAAAGAGCGTCTATGTATTTTTTACTTTCGTCAAAACTTCTTCCGTATATTTTTAAAGTTTTTTCAACTTTTTTATCAGGTGTATCAAATTCCTGAAAAGCATCCGTCACATAAAACCTTGATAATAAATCTGTCTGTTGACTGTCAAATTCATTACCAATCTGATTTAACTTTTCAATATACGCCGAAAAGTTTTCGGTTCTTATATCTATATTCCATGAACCATCTAAAGTCCAAGTAACATTTTCATATCTTGTAAAAATATTACCATTATCCGCCTCAGTTGGTATTTGAAATTGAGCAGTATAGATTGGAGTGACGTACCTATATAAAAGAAATTCATCGACCTCATCTAAATTAAGATTAAAAACTTCATTAACAATAACATCATTTGGTCTAATAACTATTGTATCAACTGATGTTGTGTTACCTGAAAAAGGATTTCCATCAACCTGTATTGTTAACGTACCGGCAGTTAAGCTTTGTGATGGGAATAAATAAGATAACGGATATTGGTTTCCGTTTACTATTAAAACATACGCCGGAAATGTTTCTTTAAGATTCCTATATCGTGAAATTTCAAATGGTAAACTATTAATGTCACTAGTTGCATTTACTGTGAAATTAATTTCAAAAGGATTTCTTATAGCACTTATTGGTAAATCTAATTCTGTAACATTTTCGTTTGAATAAAATGTTATATTTTGAGCAGTATTACCTGTTGTATAACCTTCTCTTAAATTAATTATTTCTAAAGCCGCTGGAAAATAATTAATAATATTAACTATTGACGATTCAAATCTTTTTGTTAAAGAACCATAAGCAGTAAAATTGGTAATTTTTGTACTATCAAAATTTGGTATTACCTTAAAATTGTTTTGAAAAACCTGAAATGATTTTCCTATATCAATACCTAAGTCATTTAATGATATAGGTGTCGAGAATGTCCCAATATCAAAGCTTCGATTGGACTTTTCAACAACTGCAATAGTAAAGTCAAAAGTTGCAGTAGTTAATCCACCACCTTTCACAAGTTGTAGTCCGACAATATTATCGGAAAATGTACTAGCGCCTGTAGGTCCTTGTGGTGGACATTTATATGTTGCCATTAAACAATAATAGTTTCAAAGTTTTTAGTTCTATCAATATCATCCCCTCTATCTTGTCTAACCTCATACAACAATTGATTTAATTGGTCTCTAATTTCGTATAAGTTATATTGTTTATAGATGTTATTAGAAGTATCGTAGATAGTATAAATTCCATCATCAATAGATTTAGTTTGATTACCATAAAGAGCAATTGCTAATGTTGATATATCATGTTCAACAATTTCAACTTCTAAAGATATTGGGTTAAAAAATGTATTTGTAATTACAATATTTTGATTTGGTTGTCCAATATTAGGTATAGCATTTGGTCTGTTTGTTGGTGCGGATGAAGGTGACAATGTACAAAATACTAAATTAGATGAACCTTGAGAATAAATATATCTAATAGATTTGTCTTGTGTGTTTGTTAAGTTTTGAGTAACAGGTTCACAATAAAAATTAGAAGTAATAATTCTATAAAAGTTAGGAATTTTAGTGTTGTCTGTCGGGTCGTAATATTCAACTCTAAATCCAACCAATCCTTGATTTGCGAAATTTGTTAAAAAATTTGACGGCACATTTGATAAATCAATAACTATCCCTTTAACATTAGGTAACGAACTTAAAATACCACAATCAGTAATTACTGTATTAATTTGTGCGGGTCTTAAAATCAATGTATAAATCCCTAAATTATTAAATTGATTTGCAGGTAAATTTAAATTATACAAACCTCCTAATATTTGGTTTGCATCCCCACCTGTATTTGTATTATTGAAATATGGTGTAAGATTTGAATTTGGTATCGTGAAAAGAGTGAAATTTTCAGTCTGGTCGCGTGATGCCGTATAATGAACTATTATTTCAACATCTGCGGGACTTACATCCGCTAGTCTTATTGTTCCGTAATTACCTGTTGCCACAAATTTTTATTTATGTATGTTTATTTTTATAAATAGTAATAATGATTTTTTTTTAACTCTTAACAACGTTGAAAAAACCATATCCGTATTTTACTAACCCTGGTGCAGTACCTACTTCACCTATTCTTCTAAAATTCTCTAATCCACTATTAACCCCTCTCTCAATCAAAACAGTCGTTTCAATTTGGAAATCATCAATAACATTCATTAAAACTTCATTTTTAGTTATTGCACTATAATGTAACATTGATTCAGTTAATCCTGAAGAATATGCAACAAATACTGAAGTACCACCTGAAAAATCTAAATAATCTATATTATTAATTGTATACGCCGTATATCCATTTTGTATGTTTGTAACAGTTCCTGTACAACCTGAGCAGTTTGGAATAGATATCTCAACACCAATCTGATATGGATTTGAACCATATAACGCCAATTCTCTTATTCTTGACTGAGTTGACCCTGAAATAACATAAGGTACTGAGACATAAGCTGGTGTTGATTGTTCGTATAGGTTGAGATTAGAGTCACCAGTCCATGTAAAATTATATGATGACGGAGCGGTACTCCAACTACCTCCTTGTGAAACAAAAGTAACTGTGCCTAAGGGGTTTAAAATGTCAACATTTGTAAATGGTACCTCCACTGTTTTTTGAACTGTTAGTACACCAAAACTATTAAATTGAGTTAAAGTAATAACAAAGTTTTGAGGGTTATTTGAATCACACTGTGAATAGACATGACTAATGTAATCAGGTGAAAAATTAGTTATAGATTGAACAGGTGTTCCATCACCCCAATCAACCTGATATGTTGAGTCTTGTAAATAATTAATTGTACTTTCTGTAGTATTATAAACATAATATGTGCATGGTGACCCTGTTGTTGCACTAAAAAGAAAATTAACATTAACATTTTGTTGACTAATATCACCATCAAATACTGAGTAGTAACCTATATCATGATAATCTTGATTTAATACAATCGGTATTGTTAATCCTGTAAATAATGAAGAACCATTTGTTCCACCACTTAACATTTGACTAAGACCTGAGTATACACCAAAAGTATTACCATCATAAGTTTCGCTAATAATGTCAGTCTTTAAAAACTCAGGTGATATTTTTATTCTAATAGTATCCATTAACCATTATTCTTTGGTGGGTTTATATATTCATACCAATCTAATGTCAGTAAACTTTTACCTGAACCAATTACATCATATAAGTAATTAACAAAATCAAAAGTGACTTCACGATAAAAATAATCGTTATTAATTCTAAATGGATTATTTGGATTAATACTAGTTTGTCTTCGGGTTGTAAAAGTTGTGTATTCACCAGTTTTTCCATTAAAGAACTTAACTCTCATATAAAGTTTATTAAGTTTTAAAATATCAAAATCTTTAAACCAATAAATAAAATATGACTCTTTTAATCCAATATGGTCTAATTCAAAAGTTGGTGCTAAAGATTGTACAACATCACTAATAGTTGTTGTAGTTGTAATATTTGTTTCATTTCCTGAACTGTCAATACATGTACACCCACTTATAAATGTAATAACTCCATTAAACGAAGAATATGTACCAGCAACTGAAGGAATTGTAAATGTACCTGAACTTGTATTAAAAACAATATTTGAATTATTTAGAACACACAATTGACCAGTAAAAAAATTACCCCCGCCATTTATATTTGTCTCTTTATTACAACAATCTGTATACCTAATACTATTAACTTTTGATGATACTTGTATTAGTAATGTACTACAATTATAAGTTGTAGTTGTTGACGAGGTAACAACTTCAGTCGGTAAACTTAATGAACCGTTCAATATTAAAGTAAGATAATTTTTTTGTGTTCTAGCATCTTTACTGTCATATAGGTCAACCTTGAAAAAAGACTTTTGAACTGATTTTGTATTATTTTTAAGTTCGTCAGGTGTAAATGTATTTGCTAACTCATAACTATTATACCAAGTCGGTGTTAATACATTTGGTGTTAATGTATTTTGCGTATAATCAGCAAAATAAAATTTATAAGTTACTGAAGTATTAAGCTCATTATTACTATCTAAGGTAGGTTTTCTTGAGAACCTCGCCATCTCAAAGTTTTGTGGAACCCCAACCATTTCTTTAGCAACAATAGTTTCGTAGTCATCAATCAAATCACCACGATTAGCATAGTCCCAAGTAGTCGGGATGTTAACCTGCAACTGAAAATTTTTATTTGTATTTAAAATTTTATACTTATTCACATCCGTCAATTATTGGGTCGTTAACTGAACTACTAGTGTTAAACACATTAGTACCTTCAGGTATTATTTTAAAAAAGAAATTATCATATAAATAATGTCTACCATTCATAAATGGATAATCAACACCAATATCAGTTTCATCAATAAAACCATACGGGTATAAATCTCTCCACCTAAAATCATTATTATATACTGAGTAATATGCGTAATTTGGGAAATTTTCAATTCTATAATTTTGTGGATTATCTTCATCACTCTGTTCAACATATGGTGAATATTCTTTAATAGTTAAACTATGATGAGGCTTATAATAATATCCGAGTGGGTTTTGAATATCAGGGCCAATAGAAAAATTATCAGGATTAAAAGTAAACTTATGATAATAATCAGATATTACCCTCTCTCTTTGGTCAAAATCATTCCATTCACAATAGTCACCGTAAATTGTATCACCTGTATTTAAATTTCCATTATAATAAAAGTTTCTTTGTGAAACTAATGGTGTTGCGTTTTGTGCGTAGTTATCAAATGTTCCAGTATTATTCCAAAAGTTAGTTGTAACATTTGTTAATGAAAATTGACTTGACCACCAGTTATTTAATTGTGGACCTAAATTAAAATCCCAACCTTGTCTTAAAGAAACATTACTTGAATCGTTAGGTTTGTTAAACCAACCAAAAAAACCTCTGTTAATAACTGTAACAAATATTTCTGAAATAGGTCTTCTCTGATTATCAATCATTCCTTTTATATCAAGGTATTCTTGGAAAGAAACATTATAAGATAAACTATCTTCTTTAACCGAAACTCTACCTTGATTATTTAAATATGGTGGTTGTAATGATTTGGATTCAAACTTTTTATTGGTTCTTAAAGCGTTATTTTCAAACCCTGAGTTATTAATTATCGCTTGTCGATATGGTGTTAATATCTTGTGTAATCTTACATAATACTTTGAGGTTGTTTCCTCAATATTGTTAATATCTAACACTCTTTTAAATGTACCTTGTACATCATTTGTAAAAACACTACACAAATACCCAACATCATATACATCAAAAATTGTAAGTTCAGAGTCGACAAAACCATTACCTAAATTATAAACTTCAAACGCTTGTATGTTATTACAATTACCTCCTGTTTGGAAACTTAACGAAACATATTCACCCGGGGTTAATCCGTGTGGACATGGACATACAAATCTCAACATAGGTTTCCCATCACCATCATTTGTTTTATTCATTATAAATGGTATACCATCACCAGCAGTCCAACTATTTGTTGTTGTTGTACCTGTTTGGTACTGCATCGTTGTTGCCGTTGTAGAACTAAAAGCGTACGTTAAATGAAAATACCAATTATAAAATGTAGTTTCACTTGCCTGAAATTTAATATGTTTGTTTGCTCCGATTGTCCAACCCGGTATTCCGTAATCAGTTCTAATAAATTTAAATTCATCGTACTGAGGATATCCTCTCCAAGCAATTGGTTCGGTACAGTCATATCCAATCTGACTTTGTTTATCTTCTAAAGCCTTAGAATAATACAAATTATTATTAAATGGTGGATATGGATAATTTTGGTTGTTAACCAACTTACCAGCAACACCTTCATAGGCATTTTCAAAAACCATATTAAATTTACAAGTAGGAACAAAAATTGTTGAAGCTTGTCTTTCAGTGTCAAATAATTGAGCTAAATTTAAATTTGTATTTCTTGAATATTCTTCAAGTTCTTTAATAGTATTTTCAATAGGGATTTGTAAACTGATATCTTCATCAGTTGCTCCTTTAAATCTTAAAGAACCTTTAATATATCGAGTATTACCTAAATCAGACATTTACTTCAGTATTAATATATTTTGTTATGAACACATCCATTGCACTTGCACCTTTTTTCAACCCAAAATAGAAATAGAATGGTGCTCCAACCAAAAACGTTTGTTCAAAGTTTTGTGGTATTGACTCGGTTGGTACTCCGTTGTTATCAAAATTAATTTGAGTACCTCTGATGTAATAACCATCAGCTTGGTCATTTTGGAAATATTGTGACGCCGGATTTAATCTATCTAAACTTTGGTATTTGTAAGAGAAAAACGAATTGTCATTTGTGTAATAATTGTTTGACTGACTACCAAATATATTTTGAGGTGTCTGACTAAGATAATCCAATGACCATTGATAAAATGGAACTTCCTGAGAATTAGTTGTAATATTAGTAAACCAACAATCAATTAATTGTTGATTATTTGTTAATGTTCCTCCGCTATTCCATATAGTTCTTCTTGGTGAGATATAATCTCTATCTTGGGTATTACCTGTAAGTAACAAACCAAATAGAGGAAAACCAATTGATGCACCACCACCAAGAGATACAGTATTTTGACCAATGTATACCGAATCAGAACTATACGATTCAGGTGAAAATTCAGTTATACCAAATTGTGAATTTATAGCAATCATTTGTGAGTAATCACCATCAACATATCCAGGTACGAAAGTCGCTCCGTTATTATTCCATCTTGAGTTTGAAAATAATGCCTTAACCGATGGGTCATTACTACCTTCATCCCCACTTTCAGTATTAGGTGTAATTTGTTCATTAAATGAAGTGTTAATTAATCTACTTAATATAAATAAATTTAATATATCACTAATTGCTTGGAATGATGTTGATTTAACTTTATCAACAATATACCCATCATAATCATCATTATACACTAACTCTTGTATAAAATCCGATTTTGGTCCTAAATCCAATAATGTTGTCGGTGAACCTAAAAATTTATCATTACCTGTACCAGTAGCATTTCCTCTATTATTCTTCTTACCAATAAAACTTCCTGTCTCAGGATTAGTTTGGTCAGGTGTTTGGAATGGACTACTTCTGTAGTAAAAATTACTTGTTTGGTCATGTAAATAAATTAAATCCGTACAATATAAACTTGATGGGTTATTATTTAAATCAAATATTCTTTGGTTTTGGAATGGGTAAGCGTATAGTGTACCATTAACATATTGATTAGTAAAGTTATGTGACGTAATGTCAAAACATAATGCTAAATTCAAATTAATTCTTGTGAATAACTCAACAATATTTTTAATATCTTTACCTAAAGTAGTTATTGGTTTTGACACAAAATTATAACATCCATAACCCTTTAAAAAGTATTTTTTAGAATCAGATGGGTCAATATAATCCTCAACACAATTAGGTAATATAATTGGTTGATTTTGAGAATTAAGACCATAACAAGGTAACGGAACGGCTTCACTACAATTACTTAAACTTTCAAGTACCGCAGCGTAACTTGGTGGTGTAAAAATTTGTGAATTTTCGTTATTTGTTTGAGGTGTAGTATCAATAGTAATAACTTGTTCCGACGCTCCTTCATCACTAACTTTAAAAATAGCAAATTGACTATTTTGATGTAATAGGAAACTATTAATTCTAGCAGTTTGTATAGTTGTTGAGGTAGGTAACCTATCAGACCTAAATACAATATTTGAATCATTACTTAAAGAAGTAGTCATTCCTGTCGAATATTGTGTTGAGAAAAATTTTGGGTTACCATTATATGGGGCCTGATAATTTGAGTCTTGAATGGCAGAACCTAAAGCGCCTGAACCATCAGTAAATTTTGGCATAGTATTAAAAACAGGCACATCCCAAAAAATTCCTGTTTCCCCATTAAATGAAAAATTACTTCTCATGAACGACGCTCCATCAACAACTTCATTACCTTGGTACCCTAAAACATTACGGTTAGATGTACATCGATTATCAACTTGTTTAGTGTAAAATGAAAACGACCCAAGAGCATTTAAATATAGGGTATATATAGTTTGAGGATTTGTGAATATTTTTGTAAGTGAATTTACATGATAAGATGGGGGATTAAATGAATTTGGTGATGATGTGGTTACTGAAGGTTCGTTACATACATTTGAAGAATTAACTGTCAAAACCTCTCCGTTAGGAACAGTAATATCATTTAAAATATTTGTGCCAACATAATTAATTGTAGTGTCGGTGGGGTTAATAAAATCCCAAGGATTATTTATATTATTACCATTATAAGTTAATCCGCCATTTAACGTATTAAACAAATTAGAGTCTACCGATGAATAATATGATGGTAATGTAGTATTTCCAGTAGTAATATAGTCATTCTGAGTATAGGTAAAAGCATAACTTGGTTTAAATAAGTTTGAAGTATTATTTAATGTGTTATCATGTCTTTCTGAATAAATTGTTCCTGTAATAGGATAATTCATTTTAAATTCTCCACTAATAACTAAACCACTATTATATGTAGGAAATCCAAATATTCGAGATAAATCAATCTGTTGAGGGATTCTAGGTGAATGAGCATCTATACCACGTTGTAATAAAACTATTTTATATTCATCATAATCAGTAATATAATTAGTTAAATAAATGTCTGTTGAATCATTACCATAAACTACGTTACTAGCGTTATTTCCACCTAATGTCCTAATCATTGGAATTTTAAGTACACTTTGACCGATTGACGGAGTAATTCTTTGGAGATATCTAACACCAAAACTTAATACGTCAGGATTTGGATTTGCTAATGATTCGTATTGTCCAATAGTCATTCCTGTGATAACTTGGAAGTATTCAACATCCGAAGCAAAAGAACTTGTTCCAGAAACAGATGTTGTTGAAGATAAAACAGGTACAATATATGTTGTGTTTAAATTAGACCCGTTATTTGACAGAAAATCAGGGTTAGCATAATTTACATTTATTGATGCCGGAAAAATAGTTGTACCAGTTGTTACATTTTTATTTGCATCTCCACTTAACTCATCGTCTTGAAATGATAATAATTGACCTAATGTATAATCAGGCGCTGATTTATCTAAGACTAAAACCATAATATTATCTAAGTGGTGAGCAGTAGGTGCCGGATTTTCAGTGGGAAACCATTTAACTTTTATTTGGTTCCAACCGAGTTCGAAACCATCACCAAAACCAGGAACGTTATTAAAATATTTTGATTTAGTATTAAATAAGTTATATAACTCAGAAGTCGGTAATACAGTTGTTGTATAAAATTCACCCGTAAGAGTTAATTCTCCTTCATCACTATTATAATACGTTTCTTGGATTGGGAATCTTTTTATATTAACATCTAAAGAACCTCCGAATACTTGAGCGTAATTATTTATTTGATTTGCAGCTATTCCATTATATGTCACAGTCGCTGTTGAATTAATTAAAAAAGATGTTTGAGGGTCACCAGGTGGTTGTGGGAACGAACCTAATGAACCATCCATTTCAGTGTCAATAGATGTTGATGAATTACACTTACATCGTTCACATCCATCATCGGTATATAAAACTAATGGTAGAGTAAAATTTTTCAATTTATTTCCAATCTCTTTAATTTTATCTAATTGGGTCGTCAATAAAACCGCTAAACCTATATATATTGCTACGTATATGGTGTACAAAATCGCAAGAGCAAGAATTCCCCAGTTAAATACTGTAACCGCACCAAGACCAACTCCCACAGTTACAACATTAGAGTAAAAAGAAATCGCCGCACTAGCGTCTTGAGCAGCTTGAACAGTCAAGTACGCAATTAAGAAAAGAAATAACAATGGTAAACCAGTTGTCATTAACCACGCAAGAACATGTATAATAAATAAAATCGGTAGAGATAGAAACTTAAATACATTTAAGAAAAATGATATTACTAAATAAATAAAATCAAACCTATAGAAAGCGTCATTAGTTGGAAATGTGTTATAATCCCCCTGACAACTTGTATCAGTAATTTTTTTAACACCAACAGTATTCCAAGCAAATCGACTACCCTGATACCTATCAATAAACTGAGTTGTTGTATAAACTTTATTATACGACATATCATAAAATGTATCTCTACAATTAATTGCCTCATCAGGTACCGCATAATCATTCCAATCTAAACTGAAAGCATAAGAACCTTCCAACATAAACCTATCAAAAGGAATATTATAAAATGTGAAGAGATATTGAGCCGCAGGGTCTTCTCTATAAAATTGCAAAATATATGTTCCAGGTTCTCTAAATACTTGACTAAGATAAGGATTACCATTAGGGTCAGTAATTGTCAAATCTTTAACATTCTGAACTGTTTTAATTCTAATAATTTGTCCTTGGGTCACGGGGAGATTTAAAGTAACTAAATCACCATCAGGTAATGTAGTACTAGGGTCAGTAGCTTCAAATGTACCAAATGGGGTTAATATTGGGTCAGTAAATGGGTCTTCCCATCCTCTTTCTTTAATGTTTGGTATTAAAAAATACGCTCTTTTAGTTGGGTCACTTAAAGCAGGTGATTGAGACCACTTAACTTTAAATCTATATTTACCTCTTGTAGGTACTCCCAATTTAGGGTCATTACTTATTTTTTTAACCCCATTCTCATCGGTATATACATAATCTAAGTTCATAGGTACTTCTAATACCCATACACCATTTTCGTCAATAACTTTACCATCATTATCTAATTGAGCTTGTTCTAAAATTGGTCTACCATCCTTATCATTGAAGATTGTTTGTCTCAAAGCCACTATCTGACCCGGACCTGTGGTCATGGTACATAATTCACCAGCAGTCCTTTTAACTTTACATGCCGATTGTGTTTGATTTAAAAATTTAAAGTTTTTACCAACTTTTTGTGTGTCGTCAGTAGATATTATTGAACCCATAAAAACCGCAGTAGGTTCAAGTTTAACATTAGCTTCAGAAGTTAAATCAAAATCAACTCTTGCAATGTTATAATTACAAATCTCAAATTCACCAAAGAATGGTTCAATCTGAACAGTCTTTTGACTTGTTATAATTTGTGGTAACTCAGCATAATTTGTTGATGTTTTAAATTTTGAACCATTAACAGTATCTTCAGTTGCCAATCCCATTCTTATCAAATCCTGAGGAGTTAATGAAAACTCACCAATATCTGAAAGGTCAACTTGCATAAATAAAGTTTGTTGACCCACTGGAACTCCAAAAATCATGTAGTCACCCGACTCATTTGTTTTAACTGTAAACTTGTAATATTTTTCATAAACCTGAATAAGTGGTTTATCTGTTAAAACATCTAAACGTTCAGGAAAAGTTCCTACAGGTACGTGACCTGAGTGCGACTGAGTGTAAGGTAAAAGATTATATCTATATCCATCCTCATTAATATCTGTAAAACTTGTGTAAGGATATAATGATGCAATATAGTCATTTTGTGTATCTATGTCCTCGATTGGAACAAATACTGAAACTCTCGCATTAGGAATACCAAAACCATTATTACAGAATATTCTACCACAAACAACACCATAATCCGAACAACTTCTAATGTAGATGTCATCAGGACGAATAGCCAAAGACAAAATTTCTAAAGTATCAAAATTTTGTTCTAAAACTATAGGTATCTTAACAGGGATATTTTGATTAATACCTAATTGGGTACGTATTCTATATGACTTCGGCATTTTACTTTTTTAATAAATAGTTTAGCTACTATTTTCAAAATAGTAAATTATGTTCGAAAGTTAAGAGAAATTAACAGTACCTAAATTTAAAGTACTCACAGTAATGTCCTTATTTGGGAATCTAATTTGATAAATTTGTGATGGTGTTGCAAATAATGTTTCATTAATCAATCCAATTTGTTTTGTAGCACTATCACTATACGGTTGAGATGTTTGATTTGAGGAATATAAACCTCCAACTAAATTAAATACATTTAGCTCACTAATAGATAAAACACCATTTAATGATTGTATTAATCTTTTTAATTCTGACATATAAACATTTTCACCCATGTTCCTGTTTAAAGGACTAAAAAAAGTATCCACAGTGTTAATTATATTTGTAACAACAGCTCCTTGATTTTGTGTTGAGTCTAATACTACACTAATATCAATTTTTAAATCAATAACCTCAGCACTTTCAACTGAAATATAATCATTAATCATTCGATAATTTGAGAGATAATTTGACACATTTGTTTTTAAACTACTTGTTAAATTTGAATCTAATTTACCTTCGTCATCAAACGTTAACATTTTAACTTTAATTTTATTATCCTCTTCAGTTATTGCAACTTTAGCCGGTGCTCCAAACTGAGACGGCATTTTTCTCAAAATTGAGTTATAATCATTAATTGTTACCGCTCTATTTTGAGAAGAGAAATTAAATCCAATTAAATTTCTAACCTCTTCAATTGTTGGTACATTAGCACCTCCAACAGCTGCGGTAACATTGGTACAAGACATACTATTAATAACCGAACTATTAATTGATTGATTTGGCCCATTAACCGCAAAATTTATCGTACCAATTTGGTTGATAACCCCTGTACCTAAATTAGTCCCCAATCCACCACCAATTCTATATTGAACAAATAATGTTGTATTTGGTGTGATTGTTGAACCTAAAGATAAATTGTTCGAGTATTTGGATAAATCTAAAGGTGTACCATTTCTAGCAAATTCTCTTAATAGTTCATCTGTTGACTGACTTCCCCCACCAAATGTCATTTTTAAAAATCCTTGAGGTGTGTATTCAGTTATAAATTTATCACTTGTTTGAAGATATCTGCCAACTTTTTTTCCAGCCGCACTTTGTGAACCTGTCGGGTCTTCTACAAATATCCTATCTTGTGCTAAAGCGTCAACCTCATACCACCTATTATTTAATCCTAAAAATTCTTCAACAGACGGAACATTATTATAGTTTAGTCCATCTTTTAATAAAACACTTGTAACACCTAAAACATTTTTTTCAGTTAAAAATAATTCTAAAAATGGTCTTGACTCAGAGGTAGTAATTGTTTTTCTAAATACTTTAGTAATACCATTAACTACGGGTTCTCTTTTAGTAATTCTATAATTTATTGTTGTACCATTTGCGTTTTGAATTGGTGTTTTAGTTCTATTTCTAAAACCTTCACTATTTGTTTCCTTTGAGAAATCTATATCATTTGCAGTTTCAAACACTTGTCCAGCTCCGTATACTTGTGAACCTCTTCTTAATATTCCACAATATTTAATATTTTCTTTATCTCCCTCAACAGGAACTACAATTGAAAAATCAACTAAAGCAACTGACGGTCTTTGTCCAGGTATTTTAAGTCCATATGTTCTCGCAATGTTATATATTGATGAACTCTGTTGAGCATATTGTAAAACAGTTTCTTGTATACCTCT